TGCTTATCAGCATTATCATCTCCATTGTCAGCGTTCATTTGTATTATCGCATTATTTGCTTCTCCACCAGATATAGTAAGTTGAGTATCTGTAGTAATGGCTCCTTTTTGACCGCCAATATCCACATTGCCTGCTGAGTCTATACGCATACGTTCAGTCGGCACACTATCAGTTGTAACACTTCTCGTAGCAAATACTATATCAGCGTAAGTATTACCAGCGAAACTCGTACCTTCTACACCTATCCATGCTGGTGGTTCAACATCACCAGATGAACCATAATTAAATCCAATACCTGAATATTTATTTACTGCACCATAGCCTTTTATCGTCAAAACAGTGGCTGATTTATTTGGAGCAGTTTGAGTTGAATCACGCCGTAGATTAGTCTGCCCAGCGGATGTGATACGCATACGTTCTGTAAGTGAACCAGCTTCAACCTTCGTCCAAAAAGTCATACTACCCCCAGAATCATCTCCAGCATTATTATCAGTCGTAGCAATTTCTGTCCTTATTTGGGCAATTGTTTTTCCATTAGCATCATGATTTGTTGCATCAGCATTATTGTTATTTATAAAAACAATAGCTCCAGCGTTATAACCATTAACATAATTGTCAGCTCCAAGTTCTAAGTAACCTGATTGTGCTCCTCCAGAACCATCATATACTGTTAGAGTAGTAGAGTTTGCATCATACCCACTCATCATTCTCCCAGTCGTTCCAATTCCGACATTTTGACTTGAATCTATGGTCATTGCAACAGTAGCAGAGCCACCAGATGGTGTCGTAGCAAACTTAATTACAGCATCGTCTTTATTAGTAGTATCTGCACCGCTAAAGAATCCCATATAGCCAATAGTAGTTCCATTCCATTTACCAATCATAGTTCCTATACCACTTCCAGCACCTGACCTATTTGCATCTAAAATAACTGCATTGCCAGTATCTCCAGCACTATGGATGGTTATACCTTCATCACCAGAATCTGCTTCAATGTATAGATTATTTGTTGGTATTTTGTTTCCAATCCCAATTTGTCCTGACTCATTTACATATATTCCATTGCCATCATCTGGGTTATCATCAATACCAAAATATGCAGTATCTGCTGAGTTTAATAACAATCCCATATAAGCGGCTTTACTGGAGTGACCAACTCGTATTATAGAATGTTCTCCATTAGCATCTATTGCACTTTGAAAATTTGCTACTGTTACATCTGAGTTGGTTGTAGTAACAACAGCGAGAGTACCACCAATAGCAACATCTTCATTGGTAGTATCAACTACAAATACATCCCCACCGTCACCGTTCTTGCGGACAAGGAATGCTTCGGTAGAAGTAACATCTATTACTTGCGTTCCTTCTAAAATCTCATCAAATGATAATGAACCACCACCAGATACAGTTAAATCACCTGAAATGGTAACATCACCAGATATTGTACCGCCTGCTAGAGATACATTTAATCTGCTGTTTGTATCATCTAAAGCCGCATTTAAGGCTTCTGATGTTGTGTGAGAAAATGCATTTACCGCATCTCCCGAAGAATCAAGAAGTACCTTGTTTAATACTTCTTTACTTGTATACTTATGTATGTCAGCCATAATAATGACTCCTCATATTCCACCACCACCGCTATAAAAGCATTTATAGTTATCTTACTTTAAGTAAAATTAGAAGGAACTATTGCTCTAGTTCCCCCCGTTTTATCCCTTTTTCTTATGCCATATCTTGAAACGGCATCTTTGAATTTTTTCTCATGATTCATAGATACAACCATTGCTGATTGTGAAACACCTGCATCTGGAGATACACCAGCCTTATCTAAGTATAATCTATACTTAATGTAATCAACTAGCGAAAGATGTAAACTATTATCTAAATCTATCTCATCATTAATGGTTCTAACTTTATTTGGCTCACCATAATAATGAAGTAATAAACCATCTGTGACAGCCTCAGCTATGGCTTTCCATTGCTTGCGAGCAGTAGTTCTTCCACTACCACTACTATCAACATTAGTAATTAAAGCGAATTTATCACCTTCGATATACCATGATGCCGAACTATCCGGGTACTTAATACTACTTGCCATTATTTACTATCCGGTGTTGTTAATGCTGACTCACTTGTAGCATCCATTAATAAAATATTCTTATCTACCAGCCTTGGAATCTGAATATAATCACCATCGCTGTCCATTAAATCTACCCTAAAAACCTTATTAGCTTCAAGCTTATTGCCGCTAGAATCTTCAGCATCATCACTAATGCTATAAAACATCTGGTCTGCAACTGTTGTCATCTTGGCTTGCACTGGTTTTGTACTATACATCCCAACTTCAACTAAGCCATCATTTAAAAGATTAATTAAATAATTTTCTGGGATATCAGGGAATACCTGCCTAACCCTACTTAAAACTTGCTTTACTGATATTTTATGAACAGCCATATTATTAACCTAATGCTTGTAGACCTTTTTCATAGTCGGATTGTAATTTAGCCTGCTGTTTTTCATACCATCCATATTGTGCGCTATCTACCTGCAAACGAGACTGAACTTCATTAGCATATCCTTGAGCCTCAGATAGAGCCGCATTAATTTCTTTAACCCTCATGTCTCCAATAGAAGTCCATTCAGACAAATGCATTTGAGCTCTACTTATTTCTGTTTTAGCAATATTTAAAGCAGATGATACTAGTTCAATATCTTCGCTTGCCTGAGCACCATAAGCATCTGTAGTTGCAGATGGCTCATCTCCATTAATAATATCCTCAGCATCATCTAATGCCGCCTTAACTCTTGTTAATTGAGAATCGTTTGTCAAAAAAGTATCTGTATCTCCGAATACTGAACCAGTTGATGCTAGAAAACTTCCTGCCGCTGTAGCCGCTTGGTCTACTGCTGTTTTTATTAAACCTATTGCAGTAGTAATATCTGAATTCGCTGAACGACTACCTAATACATTTTGTATTGATTTAACAGCGCCATATAATACGACAAGATGTTCTGCTTCATCTGGAAAAGCTGTAATCGCATCAGCACTATAAGCTACTGCCGGATATTGAACTTCCGAATAAGAACAAGAACCACCTGAAGGAAGAACATCTAAAGAGTTATTGTCTATAAAAAATACAGGGTCTGTTATAGTAGCGTATGCCATTTCTTCTGGGTCAGACACTCTTCCTTTTTGTTTAGCTGGTATTTTTCTACAAGGCTGATTTATATCACCATCATTTCTAAATACGTTTAATATTTTTCCAGTAGTTAATGTATCAGCACTGCCAGATGTAAATGTTTGAGATGACGAACACAATGGTAATAAATGTCCGGGTAACTGATTAATAACTTCTTTAGCACCATCTGTAAGGAATTGAGTTAATTGAGCTTCCGTTGGATTAGTCCCAGAGCTAGATATACTTAAATCTGTTAATCCCATTATTTGTGTTTGAAAACTAGCCATTACGCACTCGCTACAAAAACTTCAACCTGAACAGCATTTGTACCAGAATCTATTATGATGCTTTCTAAATTTTTAAATGTACCATCTGTAATTAAGGTAGCCGCATCACTATTTACGGCAATACCATCCGAAGGAGTACCCATCATAAAGCTCTTACCAGCCTCTAATAAAAGCCCTGCTGTGTCATCAGCAGAACTATCATCTTCTCCTACGTCTATCTGAAGAGATAAATTTACTGAATTACTTGAATCTAAATTAGTCACCCTAATATATTTTACTAATTCTATATCTAATGCTCCGTCAACAACACCAGTAGTAGACGTAAACATTAATACTGTTGTATCTGTACTTGCCGGAACTGTTACAATTCTTTTAATAATATCCGTTATGCTACCTATCTCTAATGTTCTTTTAGAACCGTAGTTCTGATTATCGAGTATAATATCTTCTTGTATCTTTACTTTTAATGTAGCCATTAGGCGTATCCCAATTTTTTATTTCTTTGTTTTATATCTTCTTCAACAGTTGTTGCTGAAAACTCGATATCAGTCCTCTTACCAATCTCACTCAACATGTACAGATTGGTTGTAAACTTCGGTTTGGAAGTTTTGTTACCACATTTCTTGCAGTAAAACCAACCATCAGGGTTGGGAGTTTCGCAATGCATACAACTTTTCATAATTTTTCAAGGGTTTCGGGAGCCGCCTTTTTTTGACAGCTCCCACAGCACCCAAATACTGTCAACCTTTATTGATTCAGGTTAGCTAATGGTAATATGTGCAACGTCATGTGCAGTAGCCTGAGCATAGTAATATGTCCCATCACAGAACAAATCAACTTTATCTCCAAGCTGTGCACCACTAATGAATACAATCTCGTCAACTGCTGTTGAATCTGTAGAAGAACCTGCTCCCCCATCTCCACCAGAAGTATAGCCAACGATAGTATCTTCATCCGTGTTGTTTGCAATCGTAACAGCATTAGAACCGACATCAGTCAAAAGGAATGTCACATTCCAACCCGGAGTAACATTCTTTACCAGAGGAAGAGTAATTTCGTATGCACCACTATCTTGGTCAATACCAAATACTTTTCCTGAATCTGCATCATCCAGAGTTTTAGCAACTGCTATAACCTGAAACTTAGCCGCAACATCACCAACGCTACTGTTGTTATTTAGATAATCACTTCTCATTTTACACTCCTATACGTTTTCTAAGTTAATAAGAGCATGAGACTCGGGAAGAGAAACTTCAAGACCTGCTTCTGTAAGAATCATGTCTTTCCGCAAATCTTCATCTGCCGCTTGAACATTAGTCATAATCGAAGTGTCACGACTGACACCGTTACCAACAAGTGGTCGAAATGAAACATTTTCAAGGTCAACAAAACACATGTGACCTGAAGCATTGTTTCTGAACAACGGTTCTTTAATCATACTGCAATCACCATGAACAGTTTCAATCTTCATAATCCTATGTCCGAATGAGCCCTGACTTGCAGAAAAATTATATGCAGTCTCAGTTGCAACCATGCTATTTTCCATAAACCCACTTAATTTATTAAAGTGAGATATCACTGGAAGAGAAGCTAGAACAAGCTTACTTGAAGAACCTCCACGTGCAGGGTCATACATTGTCTCAAATGCAGTAAGTAAACCATCATAAGTTAATTCACTTGTTGCATATGAAGCCAAATAAGGAACACCTTCTGAATAAGAACCAATAGTCCCATCGGTAGTCGCAGTGCCATTCACAAGAATATTTCCTACGATACCTTCAGTGTATTGGATTCCTCCTTGGGAACCTCTCATGCCAAAAAGCATAGCTCTTTCGATATCAACTTTATGTTCACGAAGCTTCAAGTTCCAAATACGTTGCCATTCATCAGCATAGCCACGATAAACTGTAGCACGTGCTGTGTTTGACATTTCACAAGCTGTTTTAAAGATTTGGGTATAACCATAATCATTATCCATCTCTTGTGACCATACATCTGGAGCTCCTGAACCTTGCTCATATGATGTTCCAATTACGACACATTCTCCATTATCATCAAGCGTTGTTGTTCCACTACCAGCACTATTGGCAATAGTTTTTACAACAATGGTTGTATCAGAACTATTTTGAGTGACAGATTCTATCCTAGCCGTAGCCTGTGTAATCGCTTCTGTGTCAGCACCACCGCCCTTATTGACGTTTTGTGCCATTTGGACGACCATACCTTTAATAAGCCAGCTAACAGCGGCTCCACCACTAGTATCAACAGTTAGCGATGTATTGCTTCCTGCCGCCGCTAAAGTGCCACCACCTTTCTGAAGAAAACTTCTATCAGTAATAGAAATTTTCGACCTGTCTTCTAAAAACCGGAATTGAGAATCCGTCGTTGGAACTTTTCCAACTTTTGACAAGTAAACAAAAAATGGAGACTCTTCTGGGGCTAAATCAGCAACCCTATCACTAAAGTCATATAACCTACGTGATGGAATCGTACTATCAATAACCGCACCCGGAGTACCAAATTTTACCTGTCCACTATTATAAGTAGCCATTTTTTTCTCCTAGTTATTTTATTTTAATACATTCGCTCTACCTCCCGCCCTGACTATAGAATCCCACATTTTATCAGCATCATTTTTTGTTTTAGCTGGTTGTCCTTGTAGAACCCCGGCAGAGCGAGGAGCGTCTTGTGCGGCTCTCACCGCATCTACGGTATCAGTATTTGTTTGACCAACCCCACTGACATCACGATACAATTTCACAAGATTATTAATTCCAACGGCTTCCTTAGGCTGTGTGGTAAATTCAAGAAAACCCTTAATCTCAGTATCTGACATTTTAAAGTTATTCCTTAATTCATTCACGGTATTATTCAAATGCATTTCTGTCTGCATCTGAGCCTGTTGTTTAGCCGCTTGTTGTGACACTCTTTCATTAACCATGCTTTCTATTTTATTTTTAACATGTTGACTGGAAGCAGAGCCATCTTCTGTAAATGCATCCCAAGGGTTGAACTCGTCTTTGCCTATACCGGGCGATGATTCTTGTTTACCTTGCGGTTGAGAAATGCCATCTTGTAATGTTTTAACTAAATCAGGTCTCGACTCCAGAAGATTTACCAAAGGCTCATACTTTTTCAAATCCTGTAATTCCGCTTGTGAGCGGTCATACATAGATTGAAATTTCCTAGACTCTGACTCTTCTTCTAAAATCGGGGCTTCATTAGCGACATCGGCAACCTGTTCTCCAGATTGCTCAAACATGGCTTGCTCCGCAGATAGACTTTCATCTCCATACGCTGTAGCTTCGACATTCGCCTCATTTTGTTCAAAAGATTCCATTTTTTACTCCTTTAAGATGTCTCTAAGCTTTTAGAGTAGAACCAGTTGCCTTATCAGCCTCACGGTTGATACGGTTCGCCAATTTCTCTACTTCGAGCTTCACCTCAGTTTCAAGTTTATTACGTTGTACTCTTCTATCCGCTTTAGAATCGGAATTAACTCCGGAAAGTCGTGATTTGAATTTCTCAACTTCCACTCGTTTCCTATCCTGTACGGATTCTCTTTGGGCTGTTTGCAAGTCTCCCTGCAAATTCTGTAACTGACCTTCAAGGGCTTGTATCTGTGACATCATTTGTTCTTTCTCATCTGTGCGTCGCATAATGCCCTCTTTGTCAAAAATTTCTGGGTTCTTTTTCAAAACCTCATACCTGTCTACAATACCTAACTGAAATGCCTCTAAATAGACATTAAGTTCTGCCCATTTATTAGTTGGCATAGAAGAACCCGGTTCAATTCTTATATCATGTTGTTCAATGTTATACTTCTCTTTCTTAATATCAACTACAGAACCAGATACGTCTGTATAAAAATTCACCATAACATCAGTTTGGTCATTATTTGGCTGTGCTAATCTAAACATCTTCTTATAACTATAGTGACCTTTAGATAAATTATATATTACTTTTCCAAGCCTGTTTATAGAAAATTCTATATCCCTAAGCTTCGATTTGGGTCTTTGACTGCCTAAAGCTATCATTTGCTCAGTTCCCCTAACTGTATCAGGCGCTTTATCAGCAAATCCATGCATCATCTCAGGCAAGCCGAATATAAAATCAATGTAAAATTCACATTGTTGTATGAGTTTGTAAAATTCACCAGCAAGTGGTGAAGGTTGTGGATAATGTGGCTCGCCTTGAGATGAATCTATTTCAATAACAGCATTTGGGTTAGCCCAATCTTGTTCCAACTGAGCTATGTCATCAACACTCCCAAGTGGAACTAATAATTTTAAACCAGCGGATGCCTGAGCATGAGACAAAGCAAGAGACCATAATTTATTAAGGAGTCTCTGCATAGGTCTTGCTCTTGATACATCAGACTTAGGATAAGGTGTCCCTGTCCATACATTTGGAAGTGGAACTACTGGATATATGTTTGAATTGAGTATATCTTCATATAAAACTATCTCACCTATTGATGCACATACTTTTACTCTAGTTTGGAAAACCTGAGCAATTTCAAAAAACCCAGATTCTAATACTTCTTTATTCTCTTCAGAAAATTGTGCAAACTCTTCTTCTGATAATATTAATTCTTCCCCGTCTTGTATATTTACAACATGATAAAAAGCAACTTTTACTTTATAGAATCTTTCAAGTATCTGGTACTTTTTAACCTGCATAAAATCCTTATCTTTAACTTCAGCAGGGGTAAACACAGTCATTGAGTTTTTATTTTGTGCAGAAGGATAATCTTCGCCGTTGTATTCTGAATACTCAGAGATACTGCGAAGTAAGCCATCAGACTGTTCGCCAGTTTCGGGGTCTACTATATCATCTAATTCCGGGTAAAGGTTAATGACCTGCTCACCAGTAAGGACTGTAGATATAATAATGCCATCAGAATCATCATACCAACGATTACGTGAAGAAGGAGATACGTAAACCCTAAAGGGGTCAAGATAGGTGAACTTGACATCACCTTTCCCGAAATCTGATTCTCTATCAACATAAGCATACAAATAGCCAAGACCTGTCGTTGCATAATCGTGAATAGCCTGTTTCATCTGGGAATCGCCATCTGAAATTTGCCAGATATAGCTAACAATGGTTCTCCAGACACTCGCTACCTTTACATCAGAGTCTTCTCTTGGTGTAATTGTAAATGCTGGAGGTCTTGATGTAAGTACCGCTTTAAATTTTTCAACTGCCGAAGAAACCCTGTCCATAGGAACATCAGCTTGGTTTCTAGACTGTAACTCATCTGATTCATCAGCAGTAAAATGGTTACCAAGATAAAAATCAATATCTTTCCTAGCCTCAGTATCCCAATCCTGACGAGCATCACTCCAGTTCCTAAAGAGCTCTTGGTTCTGCTCGGCTCTAATATCTTTGTCCATTTTAGACATATTTATCTTTGTGGATATCCTTCTTGACGAACCGGAAACTGTATACCTTCGTCCCTATACTCAACCGCTTCTTTATCGCTAAACATGCCTAATTCCTGCATCTTTTGCAGTTGTTTCTTTAATAATTCTTGTGCCTGTAGAGTTTTAATCATCCTATCAAACTCGGCGACTTCTTCAGGAGATGGAATAGAGTCTGTAGCTGGTTGCATCCAAGCTTCGGGTATAGGTGCTTTATCTCCCATAAAAGGGCTCATTATTGTCCCCGGAGGATATTTTCTACCAGCTTCTCCTACTCCGCCGCCATTCTCATAAAAATCGGGTAACACCCTATTGAAAGCACTTCCTAAAGTTTTATTATATCTCCGAGTTAAAGGTAATTCTGGGCTAATTTCTTGAGCCTCGTAATCACCTTTTGCCCTAGTTGTACCTTCAGGAGCAGATTTAAATATATCAGGATTCTCTGAAAAAAGTCTTTTAATTGCTGGTATTAAATCACTTATTGATGAACTAACATCTTCTTTTTCATCGGCGGTCATAGTGCCATGTCTCTTCTTTAAATCCATGTCCTGTAAAAACAACCTAACATCGTCATAATTAGAAGCCGTCATACCATTCATAGCTTTACTATGCTCAATATCAAATTCATCGCTCATCCAATCCAATCCAGTTTCATCAAGAGAATCACTAACTGCTTCGTCCCTATCATAAATAGAAGACTCTAGTTCAGTTGGAAATATATGTTGATTCTTCTCACTAAATAATCTTAAAAGTGGATTAGTTCGTATTCTACCCCAATCTGGGAGAGCCTGTTCAGCTGGTGCTACCACATCACCATCTTGATAACCGGGTACTACATTTCCCATCATATTCTCAAGTTGCGCTTGTCCAATCAGTGCATCAATATTACCGTGTGCTCCACTATTTTGACTTACTCCGCCACCTGCTTGATAGCCTTGGGGAGCATTATCTGAAACCGCATTTAATTTTTGTAGTAATGGTTCACCTAACATAGCCGCTGACTCCTGTTTAATTACAAATTCTCCGGGGGTAAGCATTGCAGGTACTGTATCTGTTGTTCCAGCCATTAGTCTCTTATCTCCACGTGTACTAAATCATCAAAATTATTATCTTTAATCTCGCCATCGGAATCCCAATCTCCTCCCCAGCGAATATTCACATTAAGCTGTTTACCAATACCACGAATCATACCACCCATGTAATGAAACCGCTCTCTATCTTCCCAATCTATAGGATATGGCGCTAGGTCTACCGCCTTACCTTCCATATGCCTTGAATATTTAACCTTCGTTGCCCCTTTTTCAAGGAGTTCAGCCTGTCGTTCTTCACTCCTAACCCCTTCAATAATAGTAACATCCATTATTTTAATGAGTTCATTGAGAACATTCACCAGTTTGGCATTAACGCCTTTTAGACGCTCTCTTGACCTTTTTCCAAACTTATACATTGTGTCTATTATACATAATATCGGAATATAAACACAATAGAAACATTGACATAATTTAAGTTTTTGCGCCAGTTACCCAATTATAGGCTTTTCTAAACCTATATGAATCCATTTTCTCCTGTTTCTTTGCAATATCATCGGAACTCATTTTATCTGTTTTTGGAGCTTTTGCAAAATAGTCAGCATAATATAAACCGTCCAATAAGTCATCGTTCCTCGGCTTTGGGTGTTCAAAGAACTCATCAACAATTTCTGTCATATGTCTATAAATAAAGAGTTTTTTAGAGTTAACAATCTGACCTAACGCTGTTTCAAGCCTATCTTCTTTTTTCATTCTCGCTGGGGGCTTAACTCCCTTAAACAATCCCGGCATAAGTCTTTTTTCCTTAACAGACATACGTGTTACCATATCCCTGACCATCTCTTGAGCGGCTACTGTTTCAATAGTTACTCTCCTGACAGGACTATATTTCTTCGCCAATTCAATAATTTTTGCCGGGACATCAAATGTGGGTATGCGTTCCCTAAAGTAATCAAGTATATAACGGTTTTTATGTGAATCAATGCCCATAACTAATATAACTTGAAAATCTGATGTCTCACTTGCTGTTGCCGCTAAATCAACACCAATATAAACATTAATGGGGATAGCATCTTTTCCGTCAATAATAAACGGCATATTACTTCTCTTCTCAAATCTGCCATTATAATATTGAATCCTGTCTATCTTAAATGCCGCATTTGTAATATCACGGGCATCATTCATATACTCCTGAGCAAATTTATTAACAAGCCCCGCTTCAATAAACTCACGTTTCTTGGCATTTAACTTTTTTTGTGAAAACTGAGAAGACCATAACGGCTTTCCATCTTCAATAGCACGATAAAAGTTCACATCCCAAGGATATTTCCTTTTATCTTCTTTAGCTTTCTTCCAGCCATCATAAACCATCTGTAGAAAAGAATCATAGTGGACAATAGTTCCTGACAGCCATATCCAACCTTCATTACCGGGTGTCTCTTCAAGCGCCGGATATACCGTAGATACAATCCATTTTTTAATTTCAGACCTTCTTTCCGGTGTTTTTGTATTTAATTCTGATTCAAAATCATCTAAAACAATCCCTGTATAGCGCACATCTACTTCCGCCCTTCCCCTTAAACGCTGTGATGTACCCTTTGATATAACCCTGTCTCCTTTTGGAGTAACAATATCTTTTTCTGTCCATCTTTTACCCATACTTCCGCCATCCATATTACCAAAATAATACTTTATCATCTTATTATTCTCAAAATGAGAGCGAATATACTTTAAATGGTCAATAGCCTGACCCTGTTCTTCTGACACCCAAGCAATAAAATGCTGGCTATCTTCACCGGCAAAACAGAGTTTATGTATAATAGCCGCTTTAGCGAGAACAGATTTACCATGACCACGTGGTATAATATTGCATATTCTTGCTCCGGGTTCGGCATCAATCATTTTTTCAGCCATTTCATAGTGGAAAGGTGCAGATTCTGATTTATTTAAAAAATCTCTCGGTAAAAACGCTCTGCCGAAGTATATAAGGTTATTAAAGGAATTTAAAAGAACATCATCACGCTCTTTCATCTCACTAGGTGATGGAGTTATATTGAAATTGTCTTTGCTCACGCTACCGCAATCTCTTGGTTGTATAAGTCAAATTCGCCGATATCCACTATTTTATCTTGTAAGTCGAACACACTGTCGCATATGTCACACATCCAGCCTTCTAGGGTATCTAAATTGTTAACTACGGGCATTTTGTTCATTATATCATTACCCATTAACTGGCAATCACACGCAGGGCAGAATATTGCACCACATATTAATTCATGTAATTCATGTCTTGTAGCAAACCTAATCGGTATTAATATATTATTCTTCTTTACCATGCTCCGGTAATACCCCTGCTTTAAAAGCATTAAGCTTTTCCTGACTAAAACCAGTAAACTCTTGTATAAGGGCTAACGACTCCGTGTGTTTCTCGTTAGTTAGCATACCAGCTATTTTCATCAATGTCTCTAATGCTCTCAATTTATCTGAATCTCTAGCACTGCCTTTGTCAACAATGTCTTTAGTCTGTTCTAATAAATACGATTTTGTAATACCAGTGTCGCTTAACAGGACTTCAATTTCTTTGTCTATCAATTTTCTAACCCTCTCGCTTTTTAATAAAATTTGAATACGGTCTTTGGCATACATTTTGCTTGAACAATCAGGATATGCCTTCATATAGGCATCAAGCGGCTCTAAACCGGATGCTACGTATTTAGCAAATATACGTTTTTTTATAGATAATCTTGTATTTGATTGTTTCTGTTTATAGTGAACCTTACCAAAACGCCATATATCCGAAACGGGGTCACCACCTAAAAACGCAGTACGCTCACAATTTGCCATACCTAATACTGTCCTAATATAGTCTACGCTTTTTTTATTATGGGACATTGAGCCACGTTTTATGACTTTTGTGACTTTTCCGTCGTCAGACTTTATCCATTGACCAGTTTTCGCAGTGCGCCAACTGTCATGTATATTACTTTTAGGTCTATTTTTACGAAACTCTTCTTCGTTTTCGTATAATACGTATTCTTTGCCTTTTACCGTTCTTGTATACATTAGAGAGCCGCTCCCAACACTATGCTTTCACACTCGCCTGTCCTTCTCCCTCCGGACTCCCTACTCTTGATGGGTTGTTATACAACAAGTCACCATCAGGTAAAATTTCAAATTCTTCCAGACATTTGGCTCGTGCTACAATTTCCATAAGCTTTCCACATACATGAGACGTAGGGTTAATAATTTCCAGTAAACTGATGTCTTGAGATAGCTTTTTTATCTCATTACAGTTTTCAAAGATACTAACATCACTATAAGTGTCAACGTCGCCCCGCTTAATGCGGGTACTATTGTATGCTCTACTTAATTCCATGCTGTAATTTATAACAACAAGTCAGCAATATAGAAGAAGAATATACATATGTTGATTACACAAAGTAAAATCGCCAAGCGGTACTATAGTATTAGATAAGCTATATAATATAGTAGTATAGTAGTTTGCAAGTATGAGAATAGTAGTATAGTAGTATAGTAGATATGCTATATAACATAGCTATATATAACATAGTTATATAAAATAGTACCCGGAGATATGCTATGTCAATAGAAAAATTAAAAAAAATTAAAAAAAATTATATCACTATCTTTGTCTCTCTTATTATATGTATGGGTACTCCCCCTATCCGCTTTCGGGTTGAATAATCGGTATTGAGTTTTTTGATTCGAGATGCAGGTAGGTTGAAAATATCCATGCGAGCAGGTAAGATACAGGTACAGCAGGTGAGATACAGATACAGCAGGTAAGATGGGCATAGGTACAGCCAACCAAATACAGCCATGAAATAAACTTTAAAAAAGGTGGGAACTTTTTACCTTGTTCGCTCGTATGCGTAGCATAATACAAATAATTACATGCTCTCACCCCTGAACTATTCGGTCAATGGGTGAAATACTGAAGGTGGGAGATACAATCTAACGGATGAGTGTAAAAGTATCTGATACTTCGAAGATACTCTCATAGGTGCAGTATTGCAGACTCACATCATTTGTGATGACTACTAGATTCGAGTAATTCAATCTTAAATACTAAATAAGGAAATAATAACAATGAGACAAATCATAAGTTATTTAAAGAAATTTAGGGAGAATAATCTCTCTGAATTTGTTGATGTGCCAAAAGCCTTGCCTAAATGTTACGTTTGTGATGAGCATGCTCATCCATATACGAGATATAATGGTGTTGGTGTTTGTGAGGGCTGTTACGATACACTAGAAGTATGTTTGTACTGTGATAATCGGAGCCTTAACATTAAGAATGGTATCTGTACCAACTGCTTGGAAGACTCCGCTAGTGTGCAAAGTTATAGCCACAAGCCAGAGCCCTTATTCCATAGGGTTGGAAGACATGATAAGCCGTACTTAACCCATGAGTCCTATAGCAAGGGAAATCCTGTATTACATTATGGAATAGAGATTGAAATGGATTTGGAGAGAAGTCAACAGGACTCTCCAGAGATTCATGCAGAGTCTAATAAATTTGCTAGTTTTGTGAATTTAATAGGTAAAGGGATTACAGGACGTGAAAACTTACTTTATTGTAAGTCGGATTGTACTTGTTTAGTCGAAGTTGTATCTCATCCTTTCTCTTGGAATTATTGGGATAAGTTTGGACGTGAAATGTTCAAAACTTTATTCAGTAAGTTACGGGAAAATAAGCTACATGGATATAATGCGCCAAACTCTGGAATGCATATCCACGTTTCTAAAGATGCTTTGAAGCCTTACGACATTCTAAAGATTATGTCTTTTGTGAATAATCCGGAGAATTTCCAATTTATTCTCGACATCTCTCAAAGGAATAGAGAGAGATTGGAAGAATGGGCGAATCCATATCTTTCTGACGATGCTTGGCAGAATTTACCTCGCATTTGTCAGTCTGTTTCAATGGCTATGGATTACACCGAAAGGTCATCTGCTGTTAACCTACATAATCGTCCGACTATCGAATTTAGGATTTTCAGAGGTACATTGAATACAATGTGCTTTTCGAAAAATCTTGAATTTGTAAAGTCACTGATTCAATGGGTTAAAGTCACGAGTTTGGACACTGTGAAAGGGAAACAAGGGTTAAAGTCATATTTAAGTTTTGTAGCTAAAAACTATAATGACTATGAAAATCTTTGTTTCTTTCTTTCTCGGAGAAGTTACAGGAAGTTTTCTGTAGTTGTAAACCGGTGGACTCGCAAACATCTTACAAACCTTAATAAGTTATCCTTCTCTACGGATAACGGGGAGTTATAGTATGTGTATTGCAATCCTTAAACAACAAGGTGAAACCATACAGAAGGCAAAACTCAAAACTTGTTTTCACAACAATGATGATGGCGCTGGCTATATGTTTTCAAAAGATGGACTTTTACATTTTTTCAAAGGTTTTTTCAGTTTTAAAGACTTTTGGAAATCATACGTAAAGAATGTTATTAATAATGGAAATCCCATAACAGCGATTCATTTTAGAATCACTACACATGGGAAAACCAATACTAATAATTGCCATCCCTTCCGAATTAATGATGATATTGGCTTTATTCATAATGGAGTTATTCGCATGGTGGAAACAGATAAAAAAAGGTCTGACACTTCCATGTTTAATGACACTGTTTTAAAACGACTGCCGAGTGATTTCATAAGGAATACGGGAATTTGTGACCTTATAGAAGAATCAATAGGAACAAGTAAATTGGTTTTTCTGGATAACAAGGGACAATACCTAATTTCAAATGAAAATCTAGGTCATTGGGATGGTAACGTATGGTATTCTAACGACAGTTATCGTTATCAATACTATTACTATTCACAGCCTGTAACGGCTTATAAAAAACAGCCTACAAAGGCAGTAAAAAGCGCACCGCTTTCAATAGGGAACGTGGATTACTCCCATTGTGGTGGCTGTCAAACGCCATTACTCACAAGATATACCCAAAACTCGGGTTATTGTACTACTTGTGAAACAATGCCATATTCGGGATAATAAGAGAAAATTGGGAGCCTTCGGGCTCCCTTTTTTTTGCTTTTTTTTAATATTTCTATTATACATAACGTCTAAAATAATATTATGTATAACAAAAAAGGCAGGTAACCCGCTGGTTTGAAGCCGATAACTAAATTTTTTTTAGTATATATATATTTATTATGCACGTAAGTAATCATCGAAAATAAGGTGCCTGAAATCAATACCTTAAATTCTTTTTTGTATGCACGTAGGTAATATGCAAGTAAGTAATGAGATTATGCACGTACGTAGTAAAACTATGCACGTAAGTAGTTGTATGGTAGTTGTATGGTAGTTGTAAAGTTATCCACATATATATATATTATATTGTATGCACGTAAGTACAGTAATAATAGTTAGTTATTGTATGCACGTAGGTAGTTATCCACAAGTTATCCGCATGTATTAATAGAATGTGTCCACAATGGTAGTTGTTCCTCGTCATATACTATATGTTATACTATATATACTATATAATGTATTTATAACTACTATAGTATTCATGATATTATTTTATAATGCTGTGAGCTATTCCCACAAAGCCCCCCACAATTTAATTTAAAATACTTTGGAACTTTATTCTTTTAGTAGCGTGTAAGTGGTATGAAAACAATAAATAACACGGAGTCAAACATGAGTAAAAGCATAATATCTATTTATTACACAGATTCAAATTGTAAGCCCATTATTTTAAATGATGGTTCAAAGGAATACGTAAATAAACAAATAAATTTTTATGGATTAGAGTCTGAAATTAATAACAAAGTAAATAATTTAGTTAAAGATTCAAGCGTAAAAATAAGTCATGCGATAATTCATTAAAATAATCGGGAACTTTTTTCGATTAACAGCGTATAACAAGTAAATAAAAAGGAAAAAACGTCATGAAACAAACAGTAAAAAAACTATATGATGGTCAAATGAGCATAACCCTTGATAATGTTCAAATCGGTGAAGTCGTCAGTATGGGTTACAATAAGCGAGATTTGGGAATCTGTAGATATATAGATTGTGATGATGATGGAGATAGGGCTTTTATAATATTCAGTAACGTAAAAAAAGACAATACAGGGGGCAAATTATATAAATCGTTTAACCGCTGGATTACATGGGAAGGATGGAGAGAAGATTTTAAACACATAGAATGGAAAAGGGGGTAAGTAATATGAAACAATCAATAAATATGTACCAATTCGAGAGAGCATTTCATAACATGGACAGAGGCGAACAATTCTCGTATGATGGATTAAAAGCCTTGTATGAATACTTCGTAGAATACGAAGAAGATACAGGAACGGAAGTAGAATTGGATGTTATCGCCCTTTGTTGCGAGTATGCAGAGTATGATAGTCTTGAAGAATTTCAAGCGAACTATGGTGAAAAATACGGAAGTATCGAGGATATTAGTGATGAAACGGCATTAATTCCTGTTGATGACAATGCTTTTATCATACAACAATTTTAATAAAAAAGGAAAGTAAAATGAATCCCACGAAATATAGAATAAAAGTAAGTATTGAAAATGAGATGTTAAATATGTTAAGAATCTGTATTCCACAACTTCCCGATGAGACAGCAAAAGAAGTAAGTGAATTAGTAGGTAAAGCAGAAAAGATTGGTTTTAAAAACAAACTTATTTAAAACTAATTTGGAACTTTATTAAAAGTACGTAGTATAATAATAAAAAAGGAAAGTAAGTAATGAATAAACAAGAAAATAACAAACTAATAGTAGAGTTTATGGGATATTCATTCGAGAACGAAGAATACTACCGCCCACTTTACAATAGTGGTGATTGGTACAAAGAAGATGAACTTCTATTTCATGAATCTTGGGATTGGTTAATGCCTGTTGTCCAAGAGTGTTACAAGTCGGATAACGAAGAACTATTTGATGAATTGGTAGATTCGGTTTCGACCTTAAGTATTGTAAACACCTATAATTCAGTTGTGGAATTTATTAAAGCAAATAAAAAGGAAAGTAAGTAATGAATAAAAAATACATTAAACAGGCATTTAGTCATGATGGGGTGCAACTAGGTAATGGTGCTATGGAAAGCATTGAATACGAATTAAAGTTGCAGGTAAGTAGAATGGCTAGAAGATGTAAAGATGGTAACCTTAAACGATTAACACCTGAGTTATTTTGGGTAGCACTAGGGAGAATGAACAATGATAGTTAAAATAATATACAAAGAAGCAAGTAAAGATAGTTTGGCAGACGTGGAATACATTGATGCTAAAAACTGTGTCATTATGGACAATAAAAGCATTAGTGACAATGACGAAAACGAATACGTTACAGTAGTCATTAATAAGAGAAGTTCTCCATATGAAGTACACAAAAAAAGAGGTCGAATAGTAATCATGAATGACGAAGGTAAGATAATTGATGTACATTTGTCAAATAACGATATGTGGAACCAATGAAAAATGAAGAAACAAAAATGCAGTAAGTGTAAACAGCCAATGGAATTACTTACTGGTACAAAGAATCGTTCTGGTGTTTATCATTGGGTATGGGTATGTAGAATATGTGATGATGCAAAAAAGGAGAATGAAAAATGAAAAGCTATAAATTGACAGGCTACGAACATATGGGGGTTAGATACTATAAGCAGACAGGGTACTATTACATCCCTAAAGTAAGTATGAAATTTAAAACTCATAAGTTAATTCGTGATTGGATTGAGACAGATATAAAAGGAGAATTTTAATGGAAAGATATTGGACATGTTGCGAATGTGAAAAGCAAATAAGCGAAAGATATTTTGATTTAGATGAACGGATGTGTTACGAATGTCTAGATAAAGATGATGATTTAAACATTCGGAAATTAATAAAAAAGATACATCCGCAACCAATAGTATCAAAGGAGAATGAAGAATGAATAACGGAATTATAAATGCGCTTTTTGATGCCTATGACATAAAAAAGACCATTCAAAGTAATGGTTTGAGTGATGTAAAGAGGGTTCATGGCGGAACAGATAATGATGACACGTTGGGAGACTTAATAGCAAACATTATAGAGTTTTTAGAAGAAATAGACGAGACGAAGGAGAATGAAGAATGAAATACACAAGTAAAAGGAATATTCATACTCCTGAGGCACGTAGGTTAAAATACTGCAATAAATGTAAGCACGTATGGGAAAAAGGGGCAAGTGGTACAATTTTAAAGCATCTAAACCTACCTACGTACAGGTTACCAAGAATCACCTGTACTACGTGTAGTAAATTAAAAGCAAAAAATAAATCTGATGGATGGCAAATAACTGCATGGTTACTAAAGTTAGATGAAGGCTATTTAGAAAAGGAAAGTAAGCGTCTCGCTAAAAAAGGATGGGAGGTAGAAATAAGAGAAGATAACGAAGGTATGATTGCCTTATGGAGAGTAAAATGAGTGAAACAATGAAATTTTATCATGGTAAAAACCACGATATGTGGACGAAGGGATGTATCCCACTAGGTCAATTTGTAACCATGGACAAAGACTCAAAAAGGAAACACAAACTAGATTTGGGAGTATGGTTAAATCCTAATAATGGTAACCCATCATTTGCTATTGTTTTTGGCAAAGAAGGTAACCAATACATTTCAGGTTCATTGAGTCATCATCTGGAATTAGATAAACATGCCCCAATCAATGACTATTTTTTGGAAACTATTAAAAGGTACAATAAACATCTTGAGGAGAAGAAAGATGATGAGTGAAATACTATTAATACTATTAGCTGTATCTATTTACTACATACTATACTTAAAAACAAAACTAAGTGTAGCATTGTATAGTCTTGATAGGTGGAGAGAAATGATTGTTTATTTTAATGGTAAACATAGGTTATTAAAAAAATAATGTCAGGGTATTCAGATAGTTACAGGAAAGCCCAAAGTTTATTGGGAATAGATACAGTATTAAAAGAACAGTTGCGGGTTATAGGTGCGAAATCGTGGACAAGGATGAACGCCCTAGAACGTGGGAAACTTATTAACGCCCTCCGAAAATTATGGGGAAAATCAAATAAAGGACAAGTATGAAAAAAGTAATAGTGTATGGTACATTAAAAAAAGATGGGAAACTATCTACATATTTAAGAGATGCAAAATTCATTGAAGATGTAATAGTTACGGGATTTAAAATGTATGATACTAAAAGTGGATTCCCATTTATCGAAGTAAGTGATAAGAAAAATACAATTTCAGGTGAATTATATGAAGTTGATTACACGACATTAGACACCCTTGATTACATTGAAGGAGTAGAACGTAAAAATAGGGGCGGTAGGGGATTGTTTTCTAGGATTGACTTAAAGGATATTCGCCCTAAAATAAAAGAATCAACATACATATATGTAAGTACGATAGAGAGAATGAGATGGTTTGGTGTTGAGCCGGAAGAAATAAAAGGTGGATTTTGGAAAACTAATTAAAAATGATTGCTCGTCGTGAAAAAGATAATTTGGAACTTTTTGAAACCTGTAGCGTATAAGAGATATGAACGCAAATCAAAAAAGGAAATAAATATGGACAAAAATACTTATAACCAAATGCGAACCGAAATGTGGAAGATTGAAGAATTGGAATATGCTTGTAATTGTTTAATGGAATCCAATGGTGAAGATTATTATGACTACGGGCAATCCGAAACATATGGTGATACTAAATATGTATCTGGTTCGCCAGAGAGTTTAATCGATGACGCTGAATATGTTTTGGCTACATTTTATGAACCAGACCATGTAAGAAATGAATCATTGAAATATGGTGGGGACACAGAGAAGAAAGAATGCCAAAAGGAAATCAGGAAAATTAAACGATGGATTAAAAAATGGAAATCCATAAAATAAAATGGAACTTTTTAAAAATAAGGACGTATAAGAGATATGAAAAACGAAATAAAAAGACTCGAAAAAATAAAAACGAAAGTATTTAGTATGTATTCTTACACCGAAGGTATCAATGATGAGTTGAGCAAGCGAGCATTAATAGAGTTGCTGAAACATCTATCTTTGTCAATAGAAGACATCACAAACCACATCGCTGATGAGATTGATTCTCTAAAGCGGAGTGTAAACTAAAAGGAAAACAAACAATGCCTGCATTTTTAGTAGATAACGATACTTTAAAGGAAGAGCGTCTGAATGAAAATATATTCACTCACGATGTTGCCCCTGTCAGATTATACAGGGAAACAATGAATGATGATGGTAGTATGGGATTTAGCCCTATTCACGGGTTTCATGCCATAGAACGTGCAGAGAGAAATAACCCCACCGATAATGGTGACGTAGTGTACGTACATCCATCTAGTTATTGCCCTATTCAACTTGAGAAGTTGGAAGAGATTGCCCACGAATTAGTAAAGTGCGGGTACACAATAACGGGTAGTGGCGAGTTGAAAAATAATAAGTTAGCGTTTATTGAGTTAGAAAACGAAGAGTTGCCTAGTCTATCATTTGACGGAACTGAATTAAATCCTAAAATGTGGATTGGAACATCTCATGACGGCTCGGTAGCATTAAAAAGTACAATTAAGATTGTAGATACTTGGTGTGCTAATACGTTTATGCTTAATTCAGCATCTGATGTACTATTCAAGGCGAAACATACACGTAATTCTGTAGTAAAAATTCAGGATTATAGGTTACAGATACGATTGGCTAATGATACTATTCTTGAATACTATGACCTTGTGAATAGATTACAGGATACTGAATGGCACGAAATGAGAAACAAAAAAGCGTTTGCTAATGTACTTGGGGCAATTCAAAAACCAAGAAAGCGTAAAAAAGACGGCGAGACGTATTGGACAGATTCTCAGTATTCGGGTAAACATAATAACCAATTAGCAGACCTTGATTGGGCATACTTTAATTCTCCCGGACAGGAAGAACGTGGAGATACTGCTTGGAGATGGTTCTCAGCAATAACGTATTGGGCTGATAATATGATTTCAGACAGGGAACTTGAATCGGGTAGTAACATACTCAATGGAACTAGAGCAAGGCAGAAAGCGAAGGCTTTTGAGATTGCTAAAAACTATATTGTCGGGTAGGACAAGGCAGAGCATAGTTAGGTAGCCGGGTGGAAGGGTCTGGAAACACGCTTTAAACCCCGGAGTCTTTTGACTTGAATCGTTAGAAAACCACTGCCTAACTATGTTTGAAAAAAAAGGATTAATATGAAAGAAAAACATACATTGCCAAACGCACCTAATGAGCATAAAATAACATTGTTACTAGGGTTACGTGGTATGAAAAGTAAAGACATTGACTTTAGGTACACCAATAAGGATGAAAGATTCTTTTCATACGGACATTGGTTGCCAATTAAAGTGGAAGATATTAGCTACATACAAGAGCATTGTGATATTGTAGTTAGCGAAATAAGTTGGTATGATGATGATTGCGGATGGCAATGTTATTACAGGATTGACTCATAATCTTATTGAAAGTTAGTAGTATATATGATAAATTCAATGCAGGGCGTGTGGCGGACTTTTTTAATTTCCTTTTTAGGGTTTGCTTTTTCAAACTCGCCCTGCTAATCATAAGGCTACTATGCAAAGAATAAAAAAATGTTATAAGTGTAAAAAGAACATTCCAATAACGGGATTCAATAAGAATAAAGCTAGAAAGGATAGTTTGCAAACTGAGTGTATAACTTGCCAAAGGCAAACATCAAAGCAATATTACAGTTCAAATAAAAAAAGATGCATAGAAGTTATAGGTATCAATAAGCGAAGAAGGGCTTTGGAGAATTACATAGAAATAATTACTAAATATTTAAACGTGCCATGCACGGATTGTAAGAGGGTTTATCATCCCGCATCTATGGTGTTTGACCATAGGGTAGGCTCTATAAAGAACATATACAGGAATCAAGGGGTTAATTATTTAATAAGAGATGGCTATAGTAAAAAAGCAATAAAGGAAGAGATAGACAAGTGCGATGTACGTTGTCAGAATTGCCATTATTTAAAAACATCGAAAGATTATAAGCATTGGAAAGAGATTGCTTTTTTAATTAATGACTATTCAAGTATAATAAAAAAATTATACAAAAAACATTGGAACTTTTTCGATTTTGATACGTTCAAAATACAGAAAGACGAAATATCAGAAAAGTTTTCAAGTGCTATGCTTGAGAAAGCACACTTAGAAATACAAAAAAAGAAGGAGAAAGTAGCATGACAAATAAACGTGGAAGACCAATGGGTACTACCAAAGCTAATGGATACAAAGTAGCGCAAGATTGTGACAGCTATTGGGAAAATAGAACTAAAACATATATAAAAACTGCTGTTAGTAAAAAGACTATTGTTAGAAAGCCCACCACAGGGTTTTTAGCAAAGGTAAGTAGGGGTCTTGATGAGTTTTTAAGACCATTTAATCAAGTGTCATAACATATATCCCCCAAGCAAAGGGTAGTGGAACGTACATTCGTACATAGGTACTCCGTTTATTCATCTAATCCACTGCCCTTTGTTAATAATAACTATGCCAAATAAAAAATCAAAAATTAAAAAGCAGAAAAGAAGAAAGTTAAATGAAACTTTAAGCCGTCAAGGGCGTACAAAGATTCAGTATGAGAAATATCTAAAAAAGCAAAAGGCGAAATAAATGTTTAATACTTTAAAAAATCTTGAAAGTGACTTAGGTGATACAATAGCTAATATTGAAAATGAATGGGGTGATGACCCTAGAAAAGATTACCTTTTTCATGAAATAACAGGGGTAAAAAAGGCAATGAATGTTGTTAAACAAGCTCAATCTAAAGAATTACTTGAATTAGACAAGTGGGCGCAGACGGAGATGCGGAAAGAATTAACATTCACAGACATATCTCTTACAGGGAGAACTTTAAGTGATTGATATTATAGGGATTTACAACGAATACATAGCGAATACAAATAGTCTCCATCAGAAGAAAAGATATGATGGTCATAAGAAGTGGTTTCATGCCTCATCTGCCGGGATGTGTATGCGTAAACATTATTTTCAACACGTAGCAAAGGTAAAACCTAAGCCTATTGATAAAGATACGTTACGATTGTTCAGGCTTGGGGATATAGTGCATGAAGATATACAGAGTGCGCTTGGTGAATATGCTCAAAATAACGGGACTCAGATATTTATTGAGAAAGAAATACAGCTACCGGAAGTTAATGTACGTGGGTTTTTGGATATTATAGTGGCGGACGATAATGCGCTATACGATATTAAGACTTGTAATTCTTTTAAGTGGAAGAAGTTATTTGGGAGATACCCCGACCCTGCTCCATCTACGAATTATTACTTACAGGTGGGTACATATGCTTGGTGGTATGAACAGGAGTATGGTAAGCGTATTAAAAAATTGGCTCTTATATACTATAATAAAGATACATCGGCTATTAGGGAACTAGCTGTTGATGTTCAGTATATTGAAGAGGCTAAAAACTATTGGGTAGACCTTAATAAGAGATTTAAAAAAGGTAACCCGGCAATAGAGTTGGGTGTTGCCCCCGCATATTCGTGGGAATGTAACCCTAAATACTGTGGATTCTTTGAAGTCTGCGGTGGTGGTTTAAAATCAGAAGGAGATACTAAACTATGAGTGAAACAAAACAACCCGATTGGGATAAAATAACAGAAGGTAAAATACGGCATGGTTTTGCAGTAGCCGCTTTTACAAATGGCATAGACATGACATCATCAGTTACCGCCGACATTGAATGTTGGGTCAGGTATGTCATAGATGGTAAATACGTGACTAACAATGGAGTTGAATCTAATAATGAAGTTGTGGCTAGTAATGAAGTTGAAGAAAAAACAGATGCTGAATATATTTCTGATATTATCAGAGAAAGGGCTTCAGTTTTAACAGATAGTGACAAAGATACAGTTATTAAGTCTCTTGCCGATGGACACATCACTAAAGAGAATCTGGATGTATGTTTAAGAAGGATAGAAGAACTAGCTAAAAACAATGAAAGCATATGATTCTGTTAATCTCGGAAAACATATAGCTACGATTGTGGATGTTGAGACTTCTAACAACGTGAGATTTGGTAAATATATAGCTGATGTTTTCAAGCCTGTATATAAGGTTGGTGGTAATACCGTCAAGGACAATGGTATATTCAAATACAAACAAGTTCAGGGATTTTCGCATGACCCTAAGAAAAATTGGGGTTATGCAAAATTCTTGAATGTCATGGGCGTTAAAAAAAGTAATTCTAATAATCAGAATTTCAAGTTTGAAAATTTGATAGGAGAACTTGTGGAAATAGAAGTCTATGAAAAAATATTTAACAATACATTCTCTAAACGGGTTAAGTACCCTGTTGCTAGAGTTGTAAGGATTGTGGAGGTTCCGTTTTGATTGATAAGAAAAAAATTAATGCAACAATAAAATACACGTTGCCGGAGATAGAATTACAAATCAATTCATTGGAGAACACATTGAAGATGAGATTCTATGGCATAGAAAGTCTTGATTATCTAAAGCCATACGAAAAACTTTTAAGTGATATGAAGAAAATACGAGAAAGTCTTATCAGTAAATACAATAAAGCCGTTGAAGACGATAATAGGTTTAAAGGTGAAGTTCATGGCGTTTTTGAAACATACAACGGAGATATGAGTGATGAATAAAACTATAATAGGGATAGACCCCGGTGCTAACGGCGCATTATGTTTCACATCTTCAGAGACAAAACAAATGCATGAATATAAATGTCATAAATTAATTGGAGGCAGAACGGTAGCCGCTTCTGTGGCTGTTAATGCATTTAAATCAGATAAAATAGTAGCATATATAGAAAAAGTACACGCTATGCCTCACGATGGTCGTAGTTCTTTATTTAAATTTGGAGTGAACTACGGAGTTTGGTTAGGGATTCTCCATTCAAGAAGAGAAATAACTAAAATTGTAGAAGTTTCTCCGCAGAAATGGATGAAATTTTGGGAAAACAAAATAGGTGAAAAATTACCTAAGATAAAAAAGGACAGGAAAAATAAGCTTAAAGAAATGGCATCGGTTTTTACGGAAAAGCCAGCAAGATTATGGAATGCAGATGCGGTGTTGATAACAATGTATGGAATGCATATGGAAGAGGAAGGGGAGTTAAATGTACAACCCTAAATTTGATTTAGACTTAAAGTTTGGGGAGGAGTATGAGCAAGGTCTTGAAAAGCTTTTTAAAACTAAAGGAAAAATTGAAGTAAAAACAGAACGAGATAAATGGATTGAGACAGGGAACATTGCAATAGAAATAAGGTGTCGTGGTAAAAAGTCGGGGTTATCCGTTACGGAATCAGATTGGTGGTTTCATATTCTATCAGAGAAAGGGAAAGTAAAAGGTATGATTTGTATACCCGTTGAAGAATTAAAAAATATTTGTAGAGTAATGATTAAAAATGGAACTGCTAAAAAAATTATGGGTGGAGATGATAATGAATCAGAAATATTACTTCTGCCAATAAAAGAATTAACAGGATTAATAGGACAAGCTTTTTAATAACAGGGGCATTGTGCAAACATCGAAGGATGATAAATACACGGTTGGCGCTATGTATTTTGGAGATGTTGTGTTCAGTGCTCCATAAAATAGGAGTTCAAAATGGCTAAAGGCTTTGAACTAAAAGACAATAGCATGAGTCTATTGAAAAACGGGTATAAAGAAGAAGGCGACAATCGCCCCGATTATACCGGAGATGCCAAAGTTGGGGGAGTGGATATGAAAGCCTCGCTTTGGATAAACAAAACTAAGGCTGGTGCTACCAATCTTAGAGGTCAGTTTCAACCAAAAGAAGAGAAATCTGACTCGGATTCACCATTCTAACGATTGTTGTTGTTGGTTGTTGATGTCGGGGGTTAATAGCCCCCGCATTGACATATAAATAATAGTGGCACTTGGATACCGATATTTAATAATACGAGCATATACGGGAAATTAGACGGTGTTTTTATTCGGTAAAATTGAAAATACGTTATTATATGGTTAAAAATGAAAATGAAAGACAAATTTGACTTAATAAGCTTAAATGATGCCAGAATGAGTATTATACATAATCTGGAAAACAATAATACTGATACTTTTTTTAATAAGGACTTCTACAAAAGGATGTTATTAAAGATTGAAGAACTTATGCTTGATTGTGCATCTGATTATTATGTAGAAAATGGAATAATGCACCCAGATAGTAAAAAAATCAAAAAATGGAAAAGTCCAATCGGTGATTCAACTATAGTTAAAGTTCCCATTGATACTAGAAAAGAAAAATTTGAGTCTAATGCAAAGTTGTTTGCATTTGAGATTGGTATGGAAAATGACACATTAAATGATTTCAATGAATATTGGTTAGAAAAAAATAAATCCGGAACTAAATTTAAGTTTGAGATGCAAGAAACTTTTGAAATCAAACGTAGAATGATTAAGTGGCACAACAACAGTATTCAATGGGCTGTCAAAGAAAAAAAGAAGAAAAGCTTTGAAGCTAATTTTAAAAAAACAAAAACAGGGCTGTATATAGCGTATTGTTCTAGGTGTGGGAAGAAAGAAACACCTAACGATAGTTGGCAATTAAAAGATGGCTCAAATTGCTGTCGAGTAGAATACATGCCTGAAGGTAAAGAAGAATGATAATGATAGACGTAACAGAATGGATAGTTGATTTATTAATATGTGGAGTAGCCATAGTTGTTTGGAGTATTGGCTTTTTTATGATAGCTATGTTGTGCTCTATGTTAAAGAGATGTGCAGACAACTGGAGAAGTAATCCTGAAGAAAGAAAATAAAGGTATGTGTGATTTGTGTGAAACAATACAATCGTATGTATTTAAAGACAATGGTATATGGGTATGTGTCCCCTGTGATTGGGAATACCCTAAAATAAAGGAGAAGTGAAATGAATAGAAATCTCATTCAAGACAGAGTTAGTCGTGAAGATTATACTCACAAAGAAAAAATACTGAAAGGATTTAAATTGCTATCGGGAGATGAAATGGATAAGCCTTTAACAGAAAAACAAAAAGAAGCGCTATATTGGCAGGAATCTTCTTTTAGAAGAGGGTATCATCATGGATACAATGAAGGTAGTGCAGATGCAAATTCTTTCTCCTATAAAAAAGTATGTAAATTTTTTAATGAAAAATTAACTGAGTGGAGATATGGAGATAAAAGTAATCATTCTTGTCCACCAGAAATAAGAAGTTCTTTAAAGGAGAAATAAAATGAGATATTATTGGGAAGCATTATTTAGTACAGAGTATTTCCCATATTGGGAATTTACAATGGTAATGATACTGTTTTTAAATCTAAGTATGCTCTGGAGACTACATAGAATAGAAAATAGAATAAGGAATATTTTTACAATGTTTTGGTTGAGTGGTGATGCTGATGTAAGAAAATTTATTATTGAGGTTGAGGAAGATTATGGTGATAACGAAGAGTAATAAATAATGGAGTGGATATTTCTAGCTTTATATAAGATGTTTAAAAAGAGAAGACAACATGAAATGTTGGCATTGTAATACAGAATTAATATGGGGTGGTGACCATGATGACGAAGATGAAGATGGTAACGAAATGATAGTTACTAATTTATCCTGTCCTAAATGTGAAACATTTGTATTAGTTTACTTTACTATAAAAAAAGAAGAAGACGATGGCTTACTTATGAATATATTAAAAAAAGATTAAGGTTTAGCTCTTTTTTCGTACTTCTTTTCTAGCCTGTCAAAGATAGCTTCTACACCAATGTCTTCATAAAAGAAAGCTTCATATGGATTAGCCCTGTTCCAAGCCATTATAATCTTAGAAGCTTCTTTATCCTTGCCATCTATTAGCGCATCTAATACTCTTCCACGTATAATACCCCTTCTATAAGTCGTATAGGTTTCTCTTTGCCCCGGTGTTTCAAATTGCTTGGCAATTCTTCTAGGGGCGGTTCCTAATAATGGAGCTAAATATTTGACAGACCTTTTGCCTGCTCCCATCCCAAAATCTTCTAAATCATTTTTTATTCTGACTAAAGCATCAACTGCTTTCATAGCATCTTGGTATATTGCAGGCTTAACAAAAAATTCAACTGCTCTTAACTTATTCTCTGCCGCCGCTATGTCAGCAATAAACCCAAAAGCTCCTACCGATGCGGCATGGTCTAAAAAATCACCCCAAGTATATTCAGACATATCCGTATTTATATCGTTACCCATTGTATCTAATACAGTACCGGGTGGTAGTCCCGGTAAGAATAATCTATTTTCATCGTACACTTCTTCTTGAGCAAGAAAAGCATTTAATGCTTTCTTTGACCACGTAACAAACTGAGCCCCAAGAAACCCTCCAACCCCTAATCGTAATAATGGTAATACATTACCCCTTGAAAGTTCCTGAGCCATGTTTTCCCTAACCCAATTAAACTGTTTATAACCAAATCTTTTAAACAAAACAAATGGTCTAAATCTAGGGTCATTGAAAAACAACGGGTCATTCAATACGTTTCTTTGTAGTTGTGCATCTCTTGAAAACTTATACATAGATTCTAGAGTTTGTCTTTCTGTTAATTTATTAGAAGTAGTGCTTATGTCTAAATCTTTTAAACTTTTCTCAGCCCAACTTCTTCTCCATCCTATCTTACTATCCTTAGCCTTCATCAACGTGTTTAAATATTCTTTCCCAGCCGCCGCCGCTAAATACTGGTTAGCTTTATTCATAGACTGAAATCCAGAAAGCTTAGTAGTTAAATTTGCGAACCTACCCATTAGGGCATCAGTAGGTTCAAGACCAGCAAGCATTTGAAATACAGACAGATTACTTATACCAGATTCTCTAACTAGCTTCCTATATTTTTTACCTTTTTTTGTTGGTCTTGCTAATTTAAATGCGGCTTTAAATGTATTATAGTAACCAGCCTTCACAGCAGTTGATATAAGAGTTTGAGTTACGTTTGGTATTGTGGCGTATCCTAAACCAATTTTTGTACCAACTTCAAAATCAACTAAGTCTTTAAAAAACTTACGAGCACGAGGGTCTCCCCAATTCTTCGTTGGGTCTACTTCTATAAGATTTGCAAATGTATCAAATGTTTGGTCGAGCCATTTTTTTTCTTTAGCCAATAGATTATAAATTTCAGGGTTACCGCTGTTCTTTTTCATCAATCTATCTAACGTAGCCAACCTACCCTCTATTACCTGACTCTTATCTCCAAAAAACTCTACGTGGGCTACACGCTTTGCAACATCTGTTGCATATTTAGAAAGGACAATCCTAGCGTCCCTTTCATACATAAAATCAGGTAATTCAACCTCTCTGGATTTTTCCAGATTCCCAACTATGGAATATCTTTGTTTATAAACATTATTTCTAAGTTCCATCCAAGCTCTAGCCATAGCCTCATCTGGAGATAAACCCTTCTTAATAAATTGAGATTGATACGCATTAAGGGCTTCCATTGTTTCTGAAGAAAAACCCGCACTTTCTGAACTTAATACTCTTTTTAGCTTATCTATTACGGAGATATCTTTGTTCATCCTACTGCCAGCAAATGAAGAATCTTCATTTATTATTTTAAATATGTCTTGACCTATCTTATCTAAAAATTCTGTTCTAATATGATTAGGAAAATAATTCTTTCTTTTCCCGGCAACTGGCACTCCTGACTTTTCTGCTGTAGCAAAGATATTATCCATTACTTCTCTCATGGCGACCACATCAGGGTTTTCTTGATGCGCTTCTTTACCCATCCTACGACCCAAGTCTTCAAAATACTCCTTAGCTTTCTTTTCAGTTCTTATAACCTTAACACCATCAGGAGTATTAATTTTAAAATTACCGAATATTTTACCGAACATCCCGCCACGATACAATCCTTTGTCAGCAAGTGATTGTAGCCATAGTCCAGATAACGTAATTCCTCTGGCATCAGCTCTATTTATATCAATAACCGTTTGTTTACCGGGAGCTGTTCTAGCTCTATTTTTAGCTTGTCTTATAAATTCCGGTATAATTTTGCTTATTTTTCTTTTAGGGAATAAATAATCTTCATATCCTTCGTTTTTAAATTCTTGAAATATTTTTTCAGATAAACTTTGTTTCCTGAGATTATCTAATAATTTTATTTGTTCAATTTGAGTTAGTTGGCTCCAGCCTGTTTTATGCTTTTTAGCATCTACTTCTTTACCAGTAACGCCTTCTACTTCTGCCCGGAACTCTTCGTCTGATATTTTTAATTTTGTTTTTCTACCGAAAGCTTCTTTTCTCCTACCAGATTCAATTCCTTTTAAATCTGCTTCTGTTCTGGTTCTAGAGAACCCTCTTTCAGTAAAATCTTTACCGGAAATTTCTATTTCCTTGCTCGTTGCTTCACCATCTACAACAAGTTTACCTTTTACAGTATCAACTTCTTTACCATCTTTTGTCTTCTTCTTACCGAATGTTACTTCTGTTAGCTCAACGCCGTCTTTACTTCTAAATACTTGTTCTTGACGTTTTATCCCGTACTCTACTTCCGCTGATTCAGAAGCTCCTTCTTTGGCAGTCAAAAGACCACTCTCAAAACCAGCCAACTCTTTAACTTTCTTTGGAACTGCTTTTGTAATTGTTAAACCACCAATAACCCCTGCGGCATGGATATAATCTTCAGGTCTAGGCATATCTCCCTGTAAAGCCGGAGCCAGTGTTCCAAATTCAGCCACTTCTAATGCTTTTACAGCTATATTCCTAGTTAACGCTTCAGTCTTAGTTGTTGGTTTACCAAGTTTATTTATGAGATGATTACTAAAAGCTCTTCCAGTTCCGGCAGTAACTCCACCAAGAATTGCACCTTTTGAAGCATCCGCTAATGTTTGCACTAAACTTATATCACCAGTTTGTACTTCCTGACCAAGTGATGATTGTAAACCACTATAGAAACCAAGACCAGTTGCTCCTTGAGTCGCTTCGACATATATTTTATTACTTACTTTTTTACTAGCATCAGCTATAACTTTTTCAGCAACTTCTTTTTTAACATTATTTTTCATTAGAAGTTGTGTAGCTTGAACGGCATTTTTAGATACAAGTTTTTCTACAGCTTCTTTTGCTAGTCCACTCTTTAATCCTGTTTTAACGCCAGCTTCTATGGCTTCCCTAGCGCCAGCTTTAGCAACAGCTCTCGCTCCAAGACCTCCTACTCCTCCTCCAAATACCATAGCCGCCATATCTGTTGGGGTTAAAAAAGAAACAATGGTAGAACCTATATCTTCTAATACGCCGGGGTTAGTATCTTCATAACCTTTAAGGTCATAGAACTCTTTACCAGTAGCTATCTGGTAACCAAGCCCTTCTATACTACTATTATATCCAGATTTTACCCAATCTGGTAACCATTCACCGGGGACGAAACCATATAAATCCGGGTTTACTCTTGATTCTTGAACTTCAGCGGTTGCTTTTTCTTTAGCTTCAGCTTCATAATAACTGTAATCCCTATCTGGGGTTTCGGTTGATTGGTTTAAGGCATCTGTGTAATATTGTAAAGTGGGGATAGAATCAGCATAGTCGCCTTGGTTGGAAACAGCATCATCTAAAAGGTTTGTATAATAACTGTATATATTTTTATCTTCGGGCATCTCATTTATTTAATTGCGCTGTAAACTGTTCCATCTTTTGATGTGGAAACTGGTTGGAGTGTAAGAGCTTTTGATGTTCCTTGAGCTGTAGAAAAGTCTCTTAATAAATCCATTAACTCTCTCATTTGTAAATCGGGTAGTGTCCTTTTTAAACTTTGGTAAATTCTTTTTGTGTATTCTGGGTTGCTAAATTCCCCTGTTTCTGGATTAACATAATCACCTATTGATTCACGTATTTTATTTTCAAGACTAGATATTTTTTCATTAATTTGTTTTAAATTATACTTGTCACCCCTTCCTTCTAAGTTTGGGACTCTCTTACGTAAGTCTTTTAATTGTTTTAGATTATTACCAAGGCTATAATCCACATATCTTCTAACCTTACCAGTTTCCTTCCCTGATTTTGAAATGTCTGAAATAATATATTTTACATTTGTTGATTTCAAAGGCTCTGGAAAAAGCTCAGACTCCCCCGCTTCTTTTTCACGTTCCTTAATAGTAGCCTCTGTTTCTTTATCACTTCTTGCCGTTAATGGCTCAACTATACTAGGTAAATCAATATCAGTATCCCTTTTTGTGGCAGGCTCTCTTGGAGCATCACCTTCTGGGAAAAACCCCGTTGTTTCACGAACATCTGCAAGCACATCGTCTACATCTTCACCCGTTATATCTGCTCCCGGTTCAAATTCTGTAGCTGGTTCCTTAGCACCTTCCACATAGGGCTCTATTTCATCATCTAATGCGGCAATCTCAGCATCTGTCTGAGCTTCAAATTCATCATATCCTTTGTTATCCACTACAGCTTTTTGTAATGCACTAAATCTATCTGCATTAGTTGGGTCGGTTAAATAATCTACTAGGAGTTTAGCGGTTTCAGGATTACTATTAATATAGCTTTCATTCTCATTAAACCAAGATGTCCTAGCTTCAGATTGTGCATCTAATTCTTCTTCTTGTTTAGCAGTTGTTATCTTGGGATAGAATAATCCTTGTTGTTTTGTAAATGTGTTTCTGGTTGCAGACGATTCCATATATCTTGATTCTGCGTTTTTAAAAGCCCGAATTGCACTATTATAACCTCTGTCTAAACTACTTTGACCACCAGCAAACTCTTCTAACGATACAGTTCTTTTATCCCATTTTTTAGTTTTTGGATTAAAATCTGCATATATTGAAAGTTCATCTGCGGCTTCTGAAAGAGATTTGTAATCCGCATCATTTGATTTCACTATTGAACTAAACTGCCTTTGCATAGTTTCAGGCATATCTTTTTCAGCCATCTCTCGACCACTTAATGTCTCTAACTGTTTTTTTAAGTCAGCAACATATTTTAAATCCTTTGCGTGACCTAATTCTAAATCTGTACCCCTAACACTTTTTTCCATGTTTTGCAATTCCTGATAAGTCTTTGCAACATCCTGATATCTAGGGAACATTGACATTGAAGAACTTCCTCTAAAATCATCAACATCTGCGTTTATATCATCATATTCAGTATTGGCATCTTGAATTTTTTTAGAAAAACTTTCAAACTCACTAAAATCCATATACCCTTTTAAATTAGGGTCTTTTTTTATAACATTATCTATGTACTGAGTCTGCTGTAAGCTTGACATACCCTGCATAAGCTTTGTATGATTACCAAAAAGCCTATTGCGCTCTTGGTTATCAGCCTGTTCTTGCCTGTATATATTATTTTTCGTTTGTTGTGCAATTTGGTCACTATATTGCTGGTTTCTAAAAGCTTTTTGGTCTGCACGGTCTGCTTCAGCTTGTTTAAGCTGTTCAAACTTTAAAAAATAATTAGGGATTTCTTCTAAGAAGTCAGCAAGTGGAGTTGAATAATTACCCGTATCGTATATACTTCTGCGCCTAGCCATTTGTTACACCCTTGCTCATTTGTCTATTACTTAAATCTTCCAATATTTTACCAACCTTTGCATATGACACATTCTCGTTTAACCATTGCTTTCTCTTCTTACAACCACCACACTCTTTTATTTTACCACGTGATACGGTATTAATAATAGAAGATACTGTATCCCCTAATCCTTTTTGTGAACATCCTTTGCAATTACTCATACTTGGTCTCTCTCACATCGACCATTTACCAAAGAATAACCGGGAGCACAGAACCCTTCATCATCTCCATCATCTCCATCATCTGAAGTACCGCTTTGACAATTTTCCACACAGGCAGTGAATTGCGGACTACCAAACGCCGCAACTTGACCACATTGCTCATTACAAGTATCCCCCAACTCACCTATCTCACGTCTATTCACATCATAATCAGCAGGGTCTAAATCCCCAATGGCGGCGAGTAAGTCACTCTCATAACCTCGCCTCTCGTCAAATATATCTCTCTGTAAGTCAAGATATGCTTGGTCTTCTCTTCGTCCTATATCAGCAGAAATATCTCCAAAGCCACTAATTATATCACCTCTGACATTAGTCATTGCTTGTGCTCCTGCTCCACTACCAGCAAATCCAGACTTAGCCTGAGTCTGTTGAGTTTGCTTAGTTAAGTCAAATAAACTTCCAGTTGAACCTCTCCTTGCCGTAGCTAATGTATCACTAAGCCCTGCTGTAGTTAAGTCATATTTTTCCCTTGTTATATCTGCGCCAGTAGGGTCATAGGTCGGTAAAAGACCATAAGCATCAGGGTTTGTTATATCTATACCTAATTTAGTCAGCATGTCTGCTTGACTAGTGGTGGCATATGGGTCAAAATCAACACTACCACCGTGCTGATAACCTTTTATATAATCTAATAGACCGGGCATATTAACCTAAGTATCCTAATAATGATTGTGGGTTTTGTCTTATCATTCCGCCGCCCATAAGACCAGCAATTTGTGGAGCAAACAGATTCTGCCACATATTCTGCCTACCTAATTTAGACGAATCTAACCCTGCTTTTTTTAATGCATCAATAATGGAGTCACCTTCATAATTTCCAGCTTCAAGAAGTGCTCTATTCTGAGCCGCTGTACCAGTATAAGCATCAAGAACATCCCCAGCTCCACTTGACAGAACATCGGAGCTTGACGACAAATCACTGGCATTACCTAAATACTTATTAATTGTTGGGGAGCTCAAAAGTTTGCTCATCTGTTCCTGAACAGATTGTGACTGCAAAGATGCTTCATTTGCCAGTTTTGCGGCTTGAAATTCACGAGATATATCGGCTCCACCTGATAAAGCTCCAGTGCCTGCATCAGACACGGCTGGTGGAGCTGATGGAACCCTGCCAAGCGTTTTGGGTATTCCTTCACCTAATAAACCACTTTTTGTACCAGCTATTGCAATACGTGCTTGCGGAAGTCGTAAAGTAGGAGCTCCTCCCGTTAAAGATTCTGGAGCTTCTGATAGTCCCAAACTAGATTGGATAGCGGCTCCGGGAGCACCAAAACCCGCTGAAGCTTTTTGACCAAATTTACCTGCTTTACCATATATTCCCCCGGTTTTTGAAAGACCTGCTGTTAAGCCAGCTTTTAAACCAGAGACTCCAGCCGCCGTATCTATACCTCCTGTATAATCTCTACCAGCTCGCTCAATATCTTCTAAACCAGCTTGCTTTCCATACATAATATCTTTAGCTTTTTCACTCTTAGCTTTACGAAACATAACTCCGGGTGACCATTCACCTTCATAACCAGTTTTAGAGCCGAAAGCTTTACCAAGCCCTGTCCCTAATCCAGCCGCAAGGGCTAAAGGTATTCCAGCAGGGGTAAACCCAAGAGCACCTAAAGCCGCTGAACCAAGTAATCCACCGCCTAACCCACCAATAGAGCCCCATAAACCACTGCGTTTTTGCTTTTTAACTTCGGCTCTTTGTGCTTCATCAGCCGCATCTAATGCTTCTCGTTTTTTCTTTCCTCTTAATAATGCGGCTAAACCTGATGATACACCACCACCTTCTTGAAATGATTGTGGTTGAAATTGTAATTCACGTCTAGGGTATTGCTGTTGTGCGTTACCGCCATACTGCATACCAAGTAAAGTTCTCATAGAGACTCCTTATATAAACCACGTAAAGTGGCTAAAATTTTACGTTTTAAACTAACAAATTTATTCATCTTTTAAAATACTTAATATGCACTCTATTTTTATACAACAACTTTATATCTATAGAGCACATATTAAATGCCCTGTAAATCTTGTAAAATCCCCACCAGTTGGTTCGTGAGTATGTTGTTCTACACCACTATCATGTTTTACATATAATTCTATAAAATCACCAGCATCTAATTTTAAATCTGCTGAAAGATTACCCTGCCAAAAATTATCTGTAATAGCACCAGAGAGTAAATGTAGACTACTAGCAACTCTATTTGTTGTACTGGTTGTAGTTGCATCTCCTTGATTTTTAAACAAATGAATATCAAGTCTTTCTTCAGCATCCCAATCGCCAGCATCTGTATCCACATTACTATCCATTAGGACATTAGCATCAAAATGGTAAATACCATTATAAGGGGCTGTAAATTTATAACCCGATACATCAAAGTTACTTCCATTGTCATAATGTTCTGTATTGAGAATTATTCTAGTATATGTGCTACCAGATGCTACTGCTTGACCATCTACACTCGTACTTTGATATACACTAAATGCCGGATAATTTTTTATAATTAACTTATTTGATAAATTTATATTTCTCGCAATAGTAATATCCCTATCTACATATTGATTACCATCTTTTGAAAAATAAGACTTCCATAAAACACCTTTGAATTTTTTATATAAAGCCAATGGTTTGTTAGACTCTCTTGCATATACTTGCTCACCATCACTCATATTCCTAGAAGATGGAGAGTGGCTAAGAGTCCCTTTTACATCTCCAGAAGAAACTGCCTGCTCCTTGCTGTTCATCATTACTCGCTGTTCTCTTGTAAACGCCATTATGCAACCCTAGAAGATGGAAGTAGTCTGTATTCTATTGATATATCATTTATCTGAATACCGGCAGTAACTCCAGAAGCATTTGTAGGATTTGCTATTTTTATAGATAAACTTTGACAGGTAAATGGAGTCGCATAAGCCTTTAGCTTTGCCCAGCTTGTGTTAGCAGTAAAGTTTCCAGTAAACTGGCTAAAACTTGAACTACCATCCTTAGCATAATATATTGGTTGAGTTTGAGCGTTGTCACTTTTATAAGTTATATACACTGCATAGATTTTTTTCTTTACTCCGGGTTGACCAAAATCTATATCTTTTGTCTGCATAACCCAATAACCAGCACTACTACTTTTATAAGTATCTGGTGTAAATTTATTTATAGTTACAGAGCCACTACCATTATCTTCACCAAGTATTAAATCACCATTATAATCTACGGCAAAATTAGTAAGTCTTTTTTGGTCAGTTGCAAATCCCGCAATTTGAGTCCAAGATTTAGATTTTATATCATATATATAAGCATGTCCAGTATCAGAAGCAGAACCATCCTCATTTTTAACAACAATTATCTGTTTTTTTCTTTTTTCATAGCCAACTATTGAAGTGTCATTTATAAAAGAAGCCCAAGTGCTATCATTAATTTTATTATCTATAATATTTATTACCCTACTACCATCATAAATGTAACACCCGTTTTCATTCACCCAGCATACCCCAAATTCTGTTCTAAAAACAGCTCCGGGGTTCTTAACGCCGTTATGTTTTACATCTGTTTCTAAAAACCAATTAGCATCAGATGGGGACGAAACATTGATAACTTGAACTGATTTCTGTTTAAAGGCTATTAACCTATCAGAATAAGATTCAAGTTTAACATAATCTTCAGCATCGCCCTTAACAACATCAATATAATTAAAAGATGGGAATGTATCAAATCTATTTGGCATAGAATACATTATCCTATCACCAAAAACAGTAGGAACATCAGCTCCTTCTTCATATATTTTTACATTAGCAACAAAGGCTCTACGATTACAGACTATACCGGTCTTCCAAGCTTCTCCATTTTTACCTATCGTTATAGATGGAATCGTAGGAGGATATCCATTAATAGTTTCGTATGTATCCAATACAGGATTTAATGATTCTACAGAAGCTGTTGTAAAAACAGAATTAGTTGTTCCACTTGTATGAGACCAAGCTTGGTAATCTGAATCTAAAGAACCCCTTGCTCCATCGCTTAAATTGATGTCAGCAAGCAAAGTCCAAGGCTCCGTTGTAGAGTCATCGGGTCTAAAATATATCCTACCCCCAGAAACTCTTTCGTCATATGGTTTAGTCGCATTAACAGTAAATGATATTTTTTGACCTTCTGTTATTGTAAACGTATTATTACTTGATGGAGTATATAATAAAGATTCCTGATTCCCGTCATAAATAAAGCTAAAGGCAACTTGATATACGTCAGCTCTCCAAGTGCTATTGTCATCAGATGCCATTGTTGGATTAAAATTAAAACCAGCGCCAGCACTAGGAGCACCAGAACCGTTAATACCAACAGTAGGAGCATCTAATCCGTTAAAATTTTGATAGTAATTAAAAAAAGAATCAGAAAGTGCTAATCCCTTAAAGTGCTCTCTCTTTACTAAACCATACCACCTTACCCTTACGTGATTATTAAAGTTAGCATCAGATGCTCTAATGTTCCCATCAGCCACATAGTAAGCCATCTTAGAATCAGAACTTAATGTTACATCAGTATTAGTGCCGTCATCTTCGTAGACTAAATCAAGTGTAGGGCTATCTTCTGGACTTGATGATGTATTATTCCATTTATCACTATTTTTTGAATATATATCTACAGAGCCGGTATTAGAATCAGCTAAAGCAATTAACTTTTCACCTAAATCTTTTATTGTAATAGTACCAGCCACTATATTTGAAATAGCTGAACCACCAGCTAATTTTGGCTGAATAAATGCATAATTACCGCTCTTTTTTGTTATTTGATACATGCCATTTATGCCACCAGTAGTGCTAGTTGTTTGGTTTATATTAATTACATCCCCAACTTCAAGAGCATCAACTATTTGACTATCAACACTGCCGCCAGCTCCATCTTTTGAATAAATATTATTACCACTAGCATTAGCATGTAAAACTAAGTCACTGGCAAGCGTTACTGTGGTTGTGGCAATCTGATAGTCAGATTCAAATATACCTAACCCATGACCAGATACAACTTCGCTAGTTATAGCCTGAGCGGTTCCATGAGCGGCTAAAACACCTGAAGATTTTATAATCCCTTGATTCTCTATATTAATATTCTGGGCTTGAACCAACTGATTATCGGATAAATCTCTCGGGTCTTTTAAACTATTTATACCACCAGAAAAATTATTTAAGGTGTAAATCTGTTTAGGCACTATTTAGCGCCTTTGAATTTTGAGAAGAATCCTTTCTTCTTCTTTTTACCTTTCTTCTTAATCTTCTTACCTTTCTTCTTCTTCTTTTTAATCTCAGACATGGCAATATCGGTACTATCTAATACAACTGGCTGTGGTTGCGAACTATTAAGAATACTAACTAAAACCATTGTAGTAATTGTTTTCATTTTATTTTCCCTTAAATACACCTTCTAATAAATCTGTTACTACATCCATCATTTCTTCAAAGAAGATTTGTTCTTTCTCTTCCTTAACAAACGGGATGTTAATTTTCTCATTCATTTTTGTAGCCAACATATCAGAAAATTCATCAGATGCTATATGTCCCATAGCTTCTTCTTTCATTTTATCTGCTTGCTCTTCAGCTAACCTTACTAACATTGATTTAATATCCATTACATTACCTTCATTACTAGGTTTACGATTATAGGAATAGCAAACATTGCTACTCCTCCCCAAGTTTTGATTTCCACAAGCCTTGACTCATGTTCAGCCACCTTGCCATTAACTTTATCAAGATGCTTATCAATTCTTTCTATATGCTTAAAAATAGATACTTGTCTTTCATTTAACCTTGTAAGTAAACGAATAACTTCTTCTCTGTGAGCTTCTACTTTCATTTGCCATTAATCCTACCAGATAAGTATGCAATCTTTTCAGAAGCCTCAGACAGCTCTCTAACGACATCTTCCCTGTGACGTAAAGAAACATCATCTGATTTATTCCATCGTTCAATTAGTTTTATTATCATACCTTCCATATTCTCTAAAGTTTCAGATTGACCACGATTTTCAACTTTCAAATCTTCCAGAGTCTTTTGTTGAGCATCTGACTTCTTTGACATGGATACCACCAGATAGACGAACATCACTCCTACTACGCCAATCATTCCCGCTTCGCCATATATAGCCATAAAATCCATTATTCATTTTACCTTGTAATTCGGTTACTGGATTGCCATATTTCATAGTAATCATCAAACTGTACCGACTGCCACATTGCCCATTGATGTAAGTTTCCGAGACTATCTTCAACCCATACATCCATGGGACTATTAAACCAAAGCAGTCTGTCTGCAAAGTGACCTATGTGATAGAACAGTATTGATAGCGTCCTTCTCATTCCGATGATTTATTACTATTTTTCATACTCAATCCGTGTTTTTCATACAAAATGTAGTATATTTCGCACATTTTACTTTAATTGGATAGCCAGACTACCCATTTACTTCTTTTTCCTACCCCAGCTAAGTGGGTTAATATTAAATTCTTTTTCATAGAAGTTTACTTTCTCTTCGAGTTGTTCTCGCTGTAAAGTCTCTTCCACGATATGTTTGCCAAGTAAATCCCCAATCTTAATGTCAGCCGTGACCATCGCTTCTTCAAGGTTGCCCAGTCTAGACTCGATACGCCAATAACCGTAAACAAGCATCCCGACCAAAACAAGTAACTGCCCCAACCACTTGAGGTTAATGCTAACCACAGCGTTATCATCAACAACAGTCCCCCTATAGCTTCTAGCAGTTTTGGGCTCCCCATTAGACATACTGCTTAGTGATTATAATCCCACATAAACATATTTTACGGGGATTTCATAAGATGTTGAAATGTTACTTTCCATAATATTTTCTTTTAATAAAGTTAATAATTTTTTTAAACATAGTTAATTTAGGCATAGATTCTCTTCTTTTAAGCCTTTTAGTCCTTCTTATCCTCTGTAGGCTATGCATACTGCCGTAGAATCTGTATGATTAACAATTCCGCTAAAGTTACCATATAATATTTCACCGGGTATCAAATTAAAAAATGCCGATGTAATATCATCTCCAATATTACTGGTTACTTTTAATTTTAAAAATTCTGTAGTACCACTACTGTCCTTTCCAAGAGCCTGAATAGCCACCCAAGTGCCTGTATCGGGAGCCACAACAGTAGTATCGTGCTCACCAATAACATCAAACCCATTTTGACCAATTAAAAGATTTAACGCTTCATTTGCTGTATATTTATGCAGTGACATACTATATTCCTATACCTTTAAATGTTTAGATACTTCTGTATCGCCACTCATTTGTGGAACTATTCTTGATAATAATTCCGATTTAGTTTCACTTAAACCATAAGTAACTCCACGTTTATCATAGAAATCTTGTATCTCTGCTTTAGTATTTGCATCTGTAGGGTAATCTGCTTGTGTAGTAGCGACACCATTAATGATATGATGACCTCCTACTATCAATCTACCATGCCCATCACCATGCTTCTTAGCACATTCAGCAACAAAGAACTCTTCTACGACTTTAAAACTATTACTTTTCTTTGCTACTGTACCATCTACATCAACAAAGTAATCATAAGACGAAGGGTACGTCAGAGTCTCAGTAGACCCATCTGCATATGTTTTTGTGCGAGTTGCACCGGGAGTTGTATTTTTATGAACCCTAACTCGATGACCCTGACTACACCTTCTAACAATCATAACACCATCCACCACGCACAAGCTGTAGCAATAAATACATCTAAGAATGAATCTTCAGCCCATGCTCTTAGTGAACCATAAGGTTTGTAATTCTCAATTTTCCATTCAATAGCTTCCCATAAGAGAGCCATGAATAGAACTAGCATTATAACATCCATGCCTTGAAAACCATACCACATGAATACTTTGCTTAGGAATAATCCACCAAGTAGATGCCAGAAACTCCAGACATTTAACTTAGAATTAACCCATGAGAAATACTTGCTTATTTTCATGCTTCTGCTTCAACCTCTTCTGCTTCTTCAGGTTCAAGAGATGAACGTAGCATATTAATGAATGCTTCTTTTCCAACAGAAAGCTGGTCAGCCATAAACTGATTCGTATTCTGTTTGTTCTGCAAATCGTTAATGTGATTTACCATCATTTTCTGTTCGTCAGTCATATCTTCGATAATGTACTCTTTATCATCAAGATTCAAGACTGGCTTTTCTTTTTTATCTTTAGCCATTGTTTGACTCCTTGTTTAGTTAATTATTTCTTTTCTAATGCTTCTACTTTTGCACTTAATTCTTGTATTGCCTTGATTAATGGTGTAATTAATTCTGCTTCTCCAATCATTTGCATTCCATCACTATTTTCGCTCCATACTGGAAATTCTGAGTGACCAGCCTTATCCATAGCTTCTTTTACTTCTTGGGCTATGAATCCATAATGCTTTCTATCTGGATTTTTTCTTTCAGCTTCATTTGCATCGTATCCATCAAATGTTTCTGGATATTCACTTGGTGCTTTTTTCTTGAATGTAACTGGTCGTAAGTAATTAATAAATGATAGACCTAAATCACTATCTTCAATATCTTTTTTGATTCTTATATCAGACGAATGTGACCAAGTTGCATTTTCACCAAAATCTACTGAAATGAAATCTGATGCTCTTCCTATTTTACAAGTTTCTGTACCAGCCCCAGCAAAAGCATTACTTGTATCCACACCAGCACCAATAACTATTTCATACGTTACATCGACAGCACTTGCTTCGGTATGGAAACCAAGAAATACATTATTTGTCCCCGTTGTAATAGTATCGCCAGCCTCTCTACCAACTGCGATATTACTATCACCAGTAGTGAGGGCTGTGAGGGCATTATGTCCCACAGCAACATTATAAGCGGCTGTATTTAATGTGCCAGTTCCCATCGCAAGATGACCAAGGGCTACATTATAAGAAGATGCAAATGCTCCTTGAGCTCCTCCCATCGCATCTGTACCAACTGCCACATTGGAACCTGATTCAGCATGAGATGTGTCAGCCGCTCCGTGACCAATAATTGTATTATTTGCTCCAGCAGTAAGACTTGCTCCCGCTTGATACCCCACTGCAATATTCCCAGCACCAGATGTGAGTGAGGCTAAAGTATTATATCCTATCGCAACTGTACCATCTTGAGTTATTGCTCCTCCTAATGCCGAACTACCAACTCCTACACATTTTTCTGCTCCATTTAATGAAGGATTACCACCTACAGCATAACCAATAAAAGTATTATCACTTTCTGCATCGAATCCATCACCAGCATTTGCACCAAGAATAGTATTATATAAGCCTGAGGTAATTGAGCCTCCCGCATTATAACCAACAGCCGAGTTCATACCAGCCCCATCACTATTAACAGCCCCAAGTGTAGAATGACCAACCGCTGTATTATAATCTGAAGTAGCATTAGCATCCATAGATTGATATCCTATTGCGACGTTACCGATTCCCGACACGAGGGAGACAAGTGCATCACGCCCTATCGCCACAGTTCCATCACCATCAGATGTTACATTTGCCGACATAGCCGCATGACCTATAGCAATACAATTATCAGCATCAACTGTTGCGTGACCAGCATAATCACCTACAAATACATTGAAATCTCCAGTCGTTAAATCTTCTCCGCTACGAGAGCCAAGAGCAACATTGTAACCACCATCAGTAATTTTTAGTAAAGAATTTGCTCCTACTCCAGTATTGCTTACCTCTGCTCCAGATGCACCTTTACCAGCACTAAATCCTACATAGGTGTTATCTGCTCCAGTTGTATATTTCCCAGAAGCATACCCAATAGCAGTATTATAATCTGTCCCTATATTGGTTTCTAAGGCGGCAAGTCCGATAGCTATATTACTATTCCCATCAGTATTGTTAAGAAGAGAGCCTTTCCCAACTGCGACGTTGCCTGACCCAGTAGTTACAGCCAACAAAGCACTTGAACCTACTGCGACATTGTTACTATTGCTTTGTCCAGTTTGACCTGCGGCCGCATTATAACCTACGAAAGTATTATTAGTTCCTGTTACATTATAATAACCCGTGCCGTAACCAATACCAGTATTACCAGTTATTTCATTATTTGAATCTGAATTTTGAGAGTATAGAGACTCAAACCCAATGGCAACTGTTCTATCTCCAACATCTTCGGTGCGTAAAGCAGAAGCACCTATTGCCGTTGAAAATCTTCCTAATGTTATAGCCATACCTGACTGAAAACCAATAGCTGTATTCCCAACTGAACCATCCACTCCTGTCTGAGCAGTTAATGATTGATGTCCTACGGCAGTGCTATAATCTCCAGTAACTTCAGCATCAAGGGATTGGTATCCGATTGCAACGTTACCGATTCCAGATGTGAGGGCGGTGAGGGCTTGATGTCCGATTCCAACGCTTCCTGAAGCGTCATTATGATTAACTGCCGCTAATGCAGAAGAGCCAACTGCAATACAATCAGAAGCTACCGTTGAGGCTAATAATGCACTTGCTCCGATTGCCACATTATCATCGCCCGTAGTCAAGGCTCCTAATGAATAATAACCCACTCCAACATTATATGTAGCATCATCCATTGAAGCATCAGATACGGCTTCTCCTATAAATGTATTATAGTTAGAACCAGCATCTAAACTTGCTCCCGCAGTTTTTCCGAAAATGGTATTACCAGTACCACTATCATTATTCGAGAGAGAGATTCGGGAGTTGGCATCGAGTAATAATCTATTTACCCATGCACCTGTACTATATTCTCTGTAAGCAAGAGCCCCACTAACTGCAATAAATTGGTGCTTATCAGCATTATCATCTCCATTGTCAGCGTTCATTTGTATTATCGCATTATTTGCTTCTCCACCAGATATAGTAAGTTGAGTATCTGTAGTAATGGCTCCTTTTTGACCGCCAATATCCACAT